ACAGTTCACTCAGGCCACTCAGAAAGAGAAGCCTGGGAAGGTTATAACGTTATCATTGTTATCCTGGATGAAATTTCAGGCTTTGCAATTGAAAATACAACGGGTCATGATCAAGCAAAAACAGCTGATGCAATTTACGATATGTATCGTGCTTCAGTTATGTCACGTTTCCCAGACTTTGGCAAAGTAATTTTACTTTCTTTCCCACGTTTTAAAAACGATCCAATCCAAAAGTTTTATGAGTCGGTTATTGCAGAAAAAGAAACTATAATTCAAACTAGAGTTTTAAAGATGGATGACGATCTTCCAGACGGCATAGAGGGTAACGAAGTAACTGTTGAATGGGAAGAAGACCATATCAAGGCATACAAGTATCCAAAAACATATGCTCTTAAAAGACCCACATGGGAAGTAAACCCAACAAAAAAGATTGAAGACTTTAAGGTTGACTTCTATAGAAATCAACTAGACGCACTTGGAAGATTTGCATGTATGCCACCAGAAGCAGTAGACGCTTTCTTTAAGTCAAGAGAAAAAGTTGAAAAAGCTTTTAGCAATACAGGCATAGCTGTTGATAAGTTTGGAAGGCTTGAGAGCTGGTTTAAGCCACAAGAAGGAACAGACTATTTTATACACGTAGACCTTGCACAAAAGCATGACCACTGTGCAGTTTCCCTTGCACATGTTCGTGATTGGGTAAACGTAAAAGTAACTAATGAATACTCTCAGCCAGCACCAGTTGTTGAAGTTGATGCAGTAATGTATTGGACGCCAACAGCAGATAAGTCTGTTGACTTTACAGAGGTTAAAGACTATATTCTTTCGCTAAAGAGTGCTGGATTTAATATAAGATTATGCACATTTGACCGATGGAACTCTCACGATATGATGCAGCAGCTAAAGCAATATGGAATTAATACTGAAATTTTGTCGGTGGCTAAAAAGCACTACGACGATATGGCTATGGTAGTCCTAGAAGAAAGAGTTAAGGGGCCACATATACCTCTTTTAATTGATGAATTGCTACAGCTTAGAATTATGCGAGATAAGGTTGATCACCCTAGAAAGGGTTCAAAAGACTTGTCTGACGCAGTTTGTGGATCAATATACAATTCTATTTCAAGGTCTTTGATCCCAATAGATAGAGAGATTAAGATTCATACTTATGAATCAATGAGTTATGACGCAGACTTCGGAGAGGCTAAAGAAGAAACCTTTAATCTAATTAAGCCACCAAAATCAATGCCTAATGACTTGCAGGACGCAATAGGAAGAATGATGACGATATGACAAATATATACCAAGAGAGAGCAAAAGAATGCAAGTGCTGTGGAAAGCATGTTCCGCTTCCCACTGTTTTGCGTGAATTTAATGGAACAATGATGTGTCCAACTACATATGCAAACGTGTTGGAGTATACTAGGATATGGAAGCAAATTGGTTCTAGGCCAACTGGAAGTATTAGAAAACATTTTTCTGAATATGTACAGCAGGTTGTAGAATCAAGTATTGACAAAACCGAGGACGGAAATATATAATTAGGCTAAGTGGTAGTAGCTTAGTCGGTTAAAGCCCCGAACTCATAATTCGGTAATCGTAGGTTCGAGTCCTACCTGCCGCACAAGGAGAAAGAAGTGGAAGACGATATGTCAGATCTAGATCACTACATTGAGATTGGCGCCATAGAGGTTGCTGGTGTTGATGAGACTGGAGAGTTTATATTGAGTATTACAGAGGCAGCAAAAGAGTTAGCACCTGAACTCTGGGCAGCACATGTAAATCATATAGACGAAACACTGGTGGCTTTGTATGAAAAAGGGCTTATGTCAGTAGATTATGACGAGAACCTAGAGGCTACTTTTTCTTTAAGTGAAGAAGGCATGAAGGTTGCAAAATCTTTTGGGCTTCTCCCAATGGACGTAGAAAAAGATATACCAAACAACTAAATGAGTTTTTAAAAAAAACGTAATATAATTATCCTGTAGGAGCTAACCCCCCTACGCATTCGGGCTCGCTACCTTGGGATGATTATGGTTACGTAAAGGCTAACGCTTGTTAGCCTTTACTTTTGCCCTTGTAGCTCAGCGGATAGAGCGAGACTCTTCTAAGGTCTGCGTCGGAGGTTCGATTCCTTCCAGGGGCGCAAATGCTATAATTAAATTAATCAATTCCATAGGAGGAAAAAATGGCAGAAGAAACAAGACATCCAAATGCAGTAAAGGTTTTGGCAGCAGCCAGAAAGTATGCTGAAGAGGGATACACAGAGGGACCAAACAACGATACAATTTTTGGAAAGCGCTATGGCATGAATAACCAGCCATGGTGTGCAATGTTTGTATCAGGCTGTTTTGATGATGCAGGTTTAGTACACCTAGTTGCAGCATCTACAAAGAAGGGCTTTGCATCTTGCGATGCAGGAGCACAGTGGTTTGCAAAGAACAAGAGAATTGTTCCGATTGGGCAGGCACAAGCAGGAGACGTAGTGTTCTTTAACTTTGATAAGACACCAACTGATACAGAGCATGTTGGAATTGTAATCTCAAATGATGGAAAGAATCTTATTACTTACGAAGGAAATACATCTGGAGATTCTAAGGGATCACAAGCAAATGGAGACGGAGTATTTAAGAAGAAGAGAGCTTACAGCCTTGTAATGTCAGTTGCAAGACCAGATTGGGATGCACCAGCACCAGCCGCTAAGCCAGCAGCTAAGAAGGTCGCAGCTCCAGCTAAGAAGGCGGCTCCAGTTAAGAAGGCAGTTGCAAAGAAGAAGTAAGTTTTGCTATAATAATATACGGGTCGCCTTCGGGGGCCCGTATATTAATTTATTTGCTTAAAAAGGAGAAATAAAATGGTAACACAATTTGCTATGGATTTTTTTAATGATCCATTTTTTATCGGGTTTAATCGTGACTTTGACAAGTTGTCAAGAATTCACACCCACGCTACAGGAACAAACTATCCACCTTATAACGTAATTACAACAGACGACGAAGATGTATTCTTTATCGAACTTGCGGTTGCGGGATTTGCAAAGGAAGACCTTGAGGTTTCAGTAAAGGAACAGGTTCTCACCATAAAGGGAGAAATCAAGGATTCTAAGGATGAGCCAAAATATGCTCATCGTGGAATTGCAACACGAAAGTTTACTCGTGAATTTGCCCTAGGTGAATTTATTGAGGTAACTGGGGCGGTTGCAGAAAATGGTATGCTCAAGATTTCATTAGAGCGTATTGTTCCTGAAGACAAAAAGCCAAAATCAATTAAGATCAAGTAAAAAACACTAGACAATCCTATTTCCATAGGGTATACTTATATTGTGCACCACTTAATGTGGGCATGAGGGACCTGAGCATTGTCCAAGTAAACGGCTCATTTTAATTATTGGGAGATATTATGTACGAATATCGTGTAAAGAAATTGCTAAATGTTGTAGACGGGGACACGATTGATGTTGACATTGATCTTGGGTTTGATATCTCATTGTCTAAAAGAGTTAGACTAGCTGGCATTGATACGCCAGAATCAAGAACCTCAGATAAGTTTGAAAAAACACTTGGGCTTGAGGCAAAAGAATATCTAAAGAAGTTCCTTAAGGACGCAGAACAAATTGTAATCAAAACAGAGCTTCCAGATTCTTCAGAAAAGTATGGTCGCATTCTTGGCTGGATATATGTAGACAAGCTAGAAAAGTCTATCAATGAAAAGATGATTGAAGACGGATATGCTTGGGGCTACATGGGAGATACCAAAGTTAAAGATTTTGCTGCTTTAGCCGAAAAGAGAAAAAAGAGCGGTAAGTAATGCCCACGTACGAATACTCATGCATACAGTGTGACATAAGCAAAGAAGTTATAAAGTCATTTGATCAAGCAGATTCTTTAGAAGTTTGTGAAAAGTGTGGCTATAATATGACTAAAGTTTATGGATCTTTTGGTATTCAGTTTAAGGGCTCAGGCTTTTATAAAACAGACAATCCTAAATAGTCACATGCTATAATTACTATGTAAGGAAATTTTTTACATAGGAGAGTCCTAGTTGACTAGAAAGGTTAAAATTCTCTTAACCAGCTTATTTGTAATAGGCTGGTTGTTTCTTTTTGGTCCAAACATTGCACATGCTGATGAAGTTACAGTTCAAGTAACGCCAGCCAATCCTTCCTCAGATACTGCCACAGCAACCACTCCTATTACAGTTGAGATAGTTGCAGACAAGGTAGAGGCAGCAGCAGATACATTACAAGCAGCAGCACAAACACAAGGCAATGCGATCATATCTACAATTCAGGCAAATGTACCAAACACAGATACTCAAGCAGCAGCTCAAATTGCTACAACACAAGAGCCTATTGCAACCGCTGTTGCAGAAGCCACAGTCAAGGTACAGGAAGCTACAACAGCAATTCAGTCAGCAGAAACT